GGTCAAATAGTTCAAATACCGGCATATTGGTGGTATAGCATCAAGTTTGGTAACAAATCAACGATATGTTCCTTTAAATATCGCACATATATGAATTTTGTATCTATTTTACCTGAGATATTTGTGAATATTTTACAGCAACAGAATGTTAAACGACAATTGGTTAAGAAGAAAATGGATATTAATTATGGCACAGGTATAGGCACAGGTATAGTTTCAGGTTCATCAAAAGAAAATACAATATTAGACGATATAGAGACCATAAAGAATAACTTGAAGAATTAATAATTTTATTGTATGATTAATTACATTGTATGATTAATTACATTGTATGATTAATGACAATAAAAATTGAATATATTTAAATGTAAAGACTTTATCAAAAAAATATAATTACAATAACATTAATATAATAACTATTATAATAATATATGCCATATAAATTTGTGTCACACGATAGAAATTATTCATCATATGATTATTATGATTCAGATTCACTTACTAAAGTAGAATTAGAGATAGATGCTGCTACAAATAAATTATTGGATCAAGACATATTTACTTTGAACGACAGTGTTAATATAATTCACTCTGTTTGTAGGAACACTAAAAATATTTCAGGTGTTCTCATATTAGATACCAACAAAACATATGGTAAAAACGCAAAGGGTAAAACGTATCATAAATGTATTCCAGATGATATGCGATTGCCTGGATTTCTAATAGCATATAATAATAAATTTAGTCTTCAAAATTTCTATAAATCGGCGAGCAATAAATACGTAACATTCGTATTTAAATCTTGGCAAGATAAACATCCAATAGGTGAACTAGTTCAAACTATTGGTAATGTGGAAGAATTGCCGGCCTTCTATGAATATATGTTATACTGTAAATCATTAAATGCATCTATGTCAAATTTTAATACTACAGCTGTTAAATCATTAACTATTAAAAAAGACGAGTATAAGAAGATATTAAAACTGAATAGCAATAAAAATGAAGACTATTATATAAATGAAAAATATATACCTGATATATTACGCGATAATCCTGATATAGAAGATAGAACAGAATATAGTTTTAGTAGAGAAATACCAAATTGTTTTGCTTATACAATTGACCCAAAAAATAGTACTGATTTTGATGATGCCTTTTCAATATATCAAACCGACAGAAATAATATCATTTTATCGATATATATAACCGATGTTCCTATTTGGTTAGATTATTTAAATTTATGGAATTCATTAACAGACCGTGTTGCTACAATTTATTTACCAGACAGAAAACGACCTATGTTGCCTACTATATTATCTGATAATTTATGTAGTTTAAAGCAGAAATATAAAAAGTTTGCGATAGCACTTGATATATATATCAAATATGATTTGGTAACAAATGAAATAGTAAAAACCTCATATGAATTTAATAGAGTTTTGATTAATATCAAGAAAAACTATGTATATGAGGAACCTGCGTTGCTTAAGAGTTTTGATTATAAACAATTATATAGACTGATTATTAAAATGAATGCAACCACGCATAAATATCAAAATAAAATAACAAATAGTCACGATGTAATAAACTATTTAATGACGTTATTTAATCATTGTGCCGCAGGTAGATTAAATTATAATCAGTATGGAATTTATCGTTCTGCAACTTTAAAACAAGTAGATTACGATTACGATTCTAATATAAAAACAAAATTACCTGATGATGTTAGCAGCTTTCTAAGCATATGGAAAAATGCTTCTGGAATTTACACTAAATATAGTTCTAATAAAGGTGATAATAAGCATGAAGTGTTAGGATTAGAAAATTACTGTCATGCGTCATCGCCTATTAGAAGGTTGGTAGACTTATTGAACATTACGTGTCTAGAAACCACTATTATTCCAAATTCATCATCAATTAAAAGCTACGGTTTACCGTTTTATGAATCATGGATAGGTAGATTAGATTATATAAATACCGCAATGAGGTCAATTCGTAAGATACAATGCGATTGCAATATACTACATCTATGTAATACTAATCCAAGTATTACAACTGATGAACATAAAGGATACGTTTTCGATAAGATATTACGAGACGATTCTCTATTTCAATATATGGTTTATATACCGAAGTTGAAATTATTATCTAGAGTAACTTGTAGAGAAAATAAAGAAAATTATAGTTGTACTGATTTCAAAATATATTTATTTAATGATGAATATAATATGAAAAGAAAGGTAAGATTACAAATCGTTGACGCTTCTAATTAAATTTTCCATAGATATTTGTTCTATATTTTTAGTGTATAAGCCAATTATATTTTTATATGCTGAACCAAATTTTTTAAATACAAATATAGGCACTTCTGGTTTCCATTGAGATAAATAATATTTCAGTGCTTTTCTTAGAATACCTGTTTTAATTATTATCATAGAACCAGGTATTTTGTCGACATTTATATTATCGTTGTATTGAAATAAACTAATCCAGTCTCTTATATATGTTGGAGGTAAAATAGATAAATCTGAGAAATCAAATAAAATATAAAAATTTCCTGGAATAGTATTCCAAAACCGTTCAATATTTTGTTTACATTCTTCCCATTTTTCCCGTTTAGGTGTAATAGGTTTAACATTAATAAACAATATATTGACCCTTTTTTTAATTATGTTATCAAGTATATTGCCAGAGTTATCAACATCATATTCACTATCATTTAACATCATATATTTTATACTCATAAATTCATTATCAAAAAAAAGAGTTGTATTTAATTCATTTATATTGAATGTAGTTATGTCTCTTATATTTTCTATAAAATTTGTCATAATAATTATAATAATTATAATAATTATAATAATTATATGTTATTATTATAGATAAACTACTTATTAAATTTCTTTTACAAAATGTTTATTCATGTATTTTTGTAAATTAAAATATGTAACTTCATCGTCACCACAATCTAATAAATCTGATAATTTTTTATCTGGATTAATATTTTTACGATTTTCCATATTTTGTAAACTATTTTCTTTAATATAATTTATTATATACTGGGTAACCTCTGTTCTGGCTAATTCTGTTCCTTTTGTTTTATTCATAAATGTTATAAGTTCATCAGATATTTTTGATGGTTTTGCAAATCCAGATGGTTTTCTAATTATTCTGGATTTACCCTCCTTTTTATTCAATTTTGATTGTTTTTTAACATTTTTTTCTAGGGTTCTTACCTGATTTTGTATTTGCGTTATTTGACCTCTTAAATTTCCTAAAGTTTCCAATAATCCCGAAAATTGTTTTTCAACATCTAGATCATCATTATTACTGGTACCTGTTTTTTTTATTTTTTCAGAATCAACATTGTCAACATTGTCTAGATTGACACCATTGTCAACTTTGTTTTTAGTATTGCTAATAGTTATTATATTTTTATCTAAAGATAGTTGTTTTTTTCCTTTGTTCAGTTTTTCTGATGACATTTATTTAAAATATTCTAATTATTTTTTAAATAAGTTTTAAACATATTTAAAAAACTTGCTTATTAAATTAAGACCTAAATATATTTATTTAAGCGTTGAAAGTAGGTGCAGGTGTAGATTGTGGCACAGATGGTTCTCGAGATATAGATGGAGGTGCAGATGTAGATGGAGATGGAGATGTTTGTCCTGCATTAGGCTTTCTACGCTTTACAAGCATCCATTCCTCACCGTTTGCCGGATCAAGCAAAGGCATGCCATCTCGTGGACCTGGTCCTCTAACCCGCATATTTTGACGACCGCCTCTTCCACCACGACCACCACCACCACGGCCACCTCGGTTAACCATACGTTCTTGACCTGATGAGGCGCCATCCTCATTTGAAGGGGAGTTCAAAGAACTAGCACGTTGGGCATTGCGTGTCTCACACATAAGTTTTCCGCTAGACATACCCTTTACTTCACCTACTTGATATTCGTGGTTATCAGTAGATGACTTTACCTTCTTAAAGTGTACATACTCCCCTTGAACTAAATATTTAAATTGCTCCTCGCTTACTTTTATCGCACTATGATGAACAAAGATATCACTACCTGTGTGTTCACCTTCCATTTGCGTGATAAAACCGTAGCCAGCCTTGTTGTTGAACCATTTTACTTGGCCTATTAGGTAAGCATCGTTATCTTGAGCGTCTGTCATTACAACTATAACTATAACTATACATATAGCAACTCCTTTAAGTATTTTATTATATTAATTAAATAAAATATTTATCAATATTAATAAACAGTAATGAGCAAATCTGATACAATTATAAATAAACTCAGAAATTACATAATTGAGAAAAAAACAAATTTATGTTTTTCAGCAGATATAGATAACCCATACAAAGTAATAGAAATATTAAACCAAATTGGTAATTATATCGTGATATGTAAAATCCATTTTGATATTTATAAATTCACACAAAAATATACTTCAGAGCATTTTATACATGATTTAACTTGTTTATCTAGTGATTTGAAATTTATGATTATGGAAGATAGAAAGTTTTTTGATATATCATATATAGTTGAAAAACAGTTTTCTTTTTATAAGAGTTGGGTAGATTTAGTTACCGTTCACGGACTTGTAAACGACGGCGTTATTAAAAAAATAGATGCTGGTGTTTTATTGGTTGCAAATATGTCTAATAATAATTATGATATTACTGATAATTGCCTGGAATTATGTAATAATAATGATAACATAGTTGGGTTTATAACTCAAAAAAATATAATCTATAAAAATTTATTGAACTTTACACCTGGTATTAGTTTTGAAGATAAAACAATAGACGACCAAAAATATAGAAATATTAATAATATTAGTAATAATGATATGCCTGATATTATAATTATTGGACGTGCTATATATGATTCTAATAATATACTTGAAACTATTCAAACTATTCAAAATATTAATTTACAAAATATAATAACTTAATTAAATGATTTAATCAACAGATAATATAGATTAGTAAAGATGATATTATAACTAAATCGATAATTGTCTTAGTTTTGTATTTTTAAGTAAAATAAAATATATTACTAAACCTAAAACATATAATGAAACACTAGATATTACTACTAAATTTATATTATTAGTATACTTATGTAATAGAATCATTATTATAATAAATAAAACCCATATAACACCGCCTACAAATGAATGAAATAAGAATTTATCTACTACCTTTGAATTTTTATAATTAACGTAATAATATTGAAATAGTTGTACTATAAATAAACTTGCACTAGCATATGCAAAGAAACTTATTAAATCACTTGATTTATAAATAAGTTCTATTATAGTAACTGTTAATCCAACAAGTAATCCCCCTTTAATAAAATTTATCCCAAATACCTTAAATATTTCGCCTTTATTTATATTTTTTAAATCAAGCATCAGTATATATAAAAATTGATATTATAATATTATTATTAAATCATTAATTATAGTTAATTTAAGATACAAATCAAAACAATATTAAAACAAAATAAATATATTAATTAATAATAATAAATGGCAACATTTTGTGATAAAGAATATAGTTATAATGAAGTATGCTCTATAACATCCGCTGCAGCCGAGAATTATGATAATGTATTTCAGGATTATCCATTTGAATTAAGCAATTTTCAGAAATGGGCTATTCACGGCATATTGGAGAAAAAACATGTTCTAGTTACGGCGCATACCGGTTCAGGTAAAACGCTTCCTGCCGAGTTTGCTATTCAGCACTACATTAACGCCGGCAAAAAGGTTATTTATACTTCTCCTATAAAGGCACTTAGTAATCAAAAGTTCTATGAATTCCAAAACCAGTTTCCTCATATTAGTTTTGGTCTATTGACCGGTGATATCAAGTCTAACCCAGAGGCAGATGTTCTTATTATGACGACTGAAATTCTGCGCAATACCCTTTTTCAGAAAAAATCGGTTATGGAGGATTTAAACCGTGGAAAAGATTTGGAAGCAGAAGATTCTATTAAACATCAAAACATACTATCTTTTGAAATGGATATTGAAAATGAGTTGGGTTGCGTTGTATTTGATGAGATCCACTATATAAACGATGCTGACCGCGGGAAAGTATGGGAAGAAACTATTATGATGCTTCCTAATCACATACAAATGCTTATGCTTTCAGCTACGCTAGACAAACCCGAAAACTTTGCTAACTGGATATACCTTAACAAGAAAAAACCGGTATGGATTGCGTCTACTAACGAGCGTGTTGTTCCTCTAAAACACTATTACTATACTACCCTACACGGTTCAACTATAAAGAAAATGACGGATAAAGGAAAGGCTGTAGAATATGAAAAAATAATTGATAAACCTCTTTTGATTAAAACGATTAAAGAAGGGCGGAATACTATCTCTTTCTCTGATGAAAACTATTATAAATCCCGGGCTATTTGCGAGTATATTAAGGATAATAATATTCGGATTAAACGTCAGCATGTTATAAACTCTTGCATCCATTATCTTAAAACGAATAATATGCTTCCTGCTATTTGCTTTGTATTTTCAAGAAAGGTTGTTGAAGAAGCAGCGCGCGAGATTACCGTTAACTTATTCAATACAGGTTTTCATGATGATGCTACAGACGATGCTAATGCTACAGACGATGCTAATGCTACAAATGATGCTAATGCTACAGACGATGCTAATGCTACAGACGAGAGCAAAATCCCATCAATTATAGAAGATACGTGTAAAAAAATTCTGCTTAAATTGCCAAACTATAAAGAATACACTAATATGCCCGAATATCATAACCTGTTGTATTTGTTTAAGCGCGGTATAGCAATTCATCACTCGGGTATGATGCCTATTTTTAGAGAAATGGTAGAACTGGTATTTGCTAAGGGATATATTAAGGTGTTGTTTGCTACTGAAACCTTTGCGGTTGGTATTAATATGCCTACTAAAACGGTATTGTTTTCATCCTTGAATAAATACGATGGTTCCTATATGCGGCAACTTTATAGTCACGAGTATACGCAGATGGCCGGGCGTGCCGGTAGGCGTGGATTAGATAAGATAGGACACGTTATTCATCTTAATAACCTATTTGAAATTCCAAACATAACCGACTATAAAATGATACTTAACGGAAAACCCCAAAGTTTGGTTAGTAAATTTAAGATACACTATAATTTGGTGTTGAACCTTATTATTAATAATCAAAAACTAGACCCATCTGAGCGAAGCGAAGGATCACAAGATAAACTGCTTACTAATTTTATTGATAGAAGTATGATTAAAAACGAAATCAATAAGGAATATGATTATACAAAAAATCAGATAGCTACATTCAATGAAACACTAGAAAAATGTAATGAGCGACTGAAAACGATTAGGACACCAATTGAAACTATAAAAGAATATGTCGATAAAAAAGATGAGTTGGTAAGGTTGAAAAATAAGCAATGGAAACGGTTGAATAAAGAGATAAAGGAAATGGAGATAAACAATAAAGCACTGCTTAATGATTTTGAATTCTACAAGAGAAAGATTGAATGTGAAGCTGGGGTACACCGGTTAGAAAAAACTCTTGTTAATATCGGTAATTATACCCTTGAAACTGTATCTATGTTGCTTAATATCCTTATGGAGAACGGGTTTCTTGATGTGGATACCGAGGCAGGTAAATCCGATGTTTATACCCTTAACGAGAAAGGAAACAATGCGTGTCATATACAAGAATGGCATTGTTTGGCAGTATCTGATATTCTATATGAAACCGATTATTTCAAGGATTATACTGCTGAGCAATTAGCGGTTCTGTTTAGTTGTTTTGCGAATATTAGAGTGCTAGATGATGATAAGCGTAATTATAATAATATGTCTGACGAAAAGGTTAAGAAACTTATACACATTACCCAAGAATCCTATAATAAATATTTTGATATTGAGATGAAATTAGGACTGGATACAGGGTATGATTTTAATATGCACTATAATATATGTGATGAAATTGGGGATTGGTGTTTTGCGAATAATGAAAATGAGTGTAAAATCGTCTTAGAAGGGTTAGCAAAGCGTAATATATTTGTGGGTGAATTTGTTAAGTCTATTCTTAAGATAAATAATATAGCAGTAGAGATGGAAAAGGTTTGCGAAGTAAATAACAGGATGGATTTACTAAAAAAGTTGCGGGAAATACCTGATTTGACACTAAAATTCGTAGCGACAAATCAATCACTTTATGTTTAGTTTGTTTGTTGAAAAATATAAAAATAATTTAATATTTATATTTTTTACCTGATATTTTTTTTTACTTTTTTCTTGAACTTTTCCAAAAAAAATCCTATTGATTAAAAAATTTAATTAACAGAAAAATTTGAACAAACCTTTCAAAAAATAATCAATTGATTTATTTAAGTTCATCTTTTATTTTTTTTTGTTTTTTTATATCTTCGTATACATTTAATTCCTCGCTTAGTTTTACGACGTCTATGTTTATTAGGACAGCGTTTTCGTGTTCTTTTACTTTTTGTTCGTCTTTTACCTTTTGTTCGTCTTTTACCTTTTGTTCGTCTTTTACCTTTTGTTCGTCTTTTACGAGTAGATTTCGCCACTCCTCGAGCATATGACATTTCAACATCTTCTGCGAGTTTTTGCAAATAAATACTTGGTGTATTTTTTAAATTTTCAGATATCCAAAAACTTTCGGGTAATTTATCAATACCACGTTTAGCTCTCTGAATCTTCTCAGCAACTTCATATACTATGTTATCAAACTCTTCAAATATATCATCATATCCATGTCCATCAAATATATCAACATCACTAGCGTTATCAAACATCTCAGCAAGCGACCCACGGCGGTCGAAGTCGAGCAGCATGTCCTCGTCGCCATCCGAGTCGGGGTGTTCGGGAGGCGGCGACCGTGGTGTCGCCGAGGTTGAGGCGGGCGCACTGCGAGAGGAAGTGGAGGGCGTCGCTGGGTGCGGAAGTCGAGAGGGCGGCGGGGGGCGAGGGAGCGTCGATTTCGTGCCGCGCGTCGAGGTGGCCTTGATCACGGAGCGGCGGACTGAGCGAGAAGACGGCTTCCGCCGCCCACCGCCCCCGTCGCTTCGTGCTCTTTTTCTTCCCGTTCTCAACTTACCTAGATTTTTTGATGCAAAAACAAGTTTTAAAAAAGCAAGTGCCAATACTTTTTCAATATTAGAATTTGTAACTTTTTCATTTAAGAATCTTGTTATATCTGTAAGTTCTTTTCGTTTCGCGAGCGGCGGTGTATTACCTATGCCTACAGGAATTATATTGCATCTACCAGTATGTAAAGCACTATTTTCTTGTATTTCATCATTAATTTTCCTTGATAACTCAGCGCATGCCGTTTCATCTATTTGAAAATAATTTCCATTACCTTGAATATCTAAATTAATTAATGGAATATCAGATTTTTTATTATTACATAAACTATGAGACCATCTATATTCTAATTTAAGCATTCTTTTCACAGTATCAGAACTATTCGTCTCTGTAAGAGCAGATGCTAATTCTAAAAACATTAAACCAGAGCATACAGGTAATATATGTTCACATTGAGGCGAATCGCAATCCGCATCCGCCGCCGCCGCCTCCGCATCCGCCGCCGCCGCCTCCTCCTCCTGCAGTTTGCCCACTCGAGACCGCTCCGGCTCAACCCTCTGCCGCTTCGAGGTGCGAACATCGGCAGGATGATTTCCTCCATCTTGGGTAATATTCCTGCATTTTCCACCACAAATCCAACATGTATCTTTTAATTTCTGGAACTTGTTAACTTTTCCACATTGGTTACTTGCGCCAAAGGTTCTTTCTACAAACGCCCCACGGTCAACACCTTGACCTAGAATTCTTTTAAATTTTTCGCCATATCCATCTCCTTTTTTACTATTACTATTAAAGAAACCCTGAATTGTATTATATATAGGTTCAGTTTTGACGTGTTCTATAATGTTTTTATGAATATCTAACATGTCACCAGGTACGATAACTCCTTTATTCTGTAATTGTGTCAAAACTCCTAAAACTAACATATTGGTATTGCTCAACGAATTCATCTCGCCTTTCGACAAACCCATCTCATTTCCGATTTCTTCATTCGTCACAGGGTTGAAAATTCCGGATAAATTTCTTTCATAATCTTTAGTTAATCTAACTAAAATAGTTTCTTGCATTGCATTTTCCATTTCTATATATAAACTAAACAATTAAAAAATTTATTAAACAATTAAACAAAACAATTAAACAAAACAATTAAAGCAGCAGTTTCGCCAAATAAATCGCCGCTAGTTTGCTCGTATATTCTGCCTGCTTTTCTTCAGCTGTTCCCCATATACCCTCCACCGGTTTCATACCCGGCCACGAATTCTTAATAGAGCACACATATGTTGCGGTGTTTTTAGCATCATCGCCACATTCCGGCACATATATCATATCAGCATATTTTTCCCGTTCTTCCGCGCTATTTTCCCCCGGACATACAATCGGTATGGTCACGCGTTCCAGTATATTCTCCGTCGCCCTCGCACCGTTTATGGTCTTACACACGATAGGCACACCCAAGTAAACCCCGGCAAAACCCGCGGCGGTATCCGAGTCAGTATCCGACAGCAATATCTCCTCCAGTACCCTATTCAGATTTGCCTGTGTTTTTTTACACCAATAAGGGTCTTCCAAGTTTTCAGCGATATGCACTGTTGTATACTTGACTTCTTGACCTGCCTTTGAAAATTCTTCGTTTATTATGTCGATAACTCCGTTTGTATGATCTATGTAATCTTGCGTAGGCTCAACTGAAGACATCTGTATGTCGATACAATTCTCCCTATCACCGGAAACAGAATCAATAATCAAAATGTTAACCATGCTATGTGCCTACTGCGTTATGTGTCTACTTTGTTATGTGCCTACTGCTACTCAAAGGTGTTTAAATGTTTCAATTTTTTAATCCCTATCTATTTTTTTAACAAAATTGAAGGTTAGTAATTAAAGAATTATTGTTATATAAATTTATATATATATATGGAATTCAAAAGATGCCCATGTTGTAATGAAGATCAACTTATAAATAAATTTCCCAGAAATACAAAAGGTAACGGAAAAAGGACTAAATGTAGTTCTTGTGCTTATCGTAAAAAACTTTATACAATAAGATGTATGAATCCTAAATGTTTAAATCATAATATTAATAAATCGATGTTTTGTTATATTTGTCTTGAAAATAAGGTGGACTCTAAAATAAAAAGAGAAAAAAGGATTGCAAAACAAAATAACAATTTAGATTATTTTATGAATAGTTCTTGCAGTCAAAATTATAAAAATGAAATTACGCCACAAGAATATAAAAATAAATACAATTCTCAAAAAGGTTGTTGTTTTTGGTGTAATATTGTATTGACGTTTAGAGTAGTGAGACTTAAAAAAAGCGAACAGAGACTAGGTACAGAAATGGTTCTAGATAGAAAAGATAATTCGGATAAAAAACATACTTGTGTGAATACAGTTTTATCTTGTTATTTATGTAATAGTATGAGAGGCAACTTAGGTTTTGATATATTTTCTACAATAATAAATATATTGAAGGGAAACCAAATTATATTAGATATAACATCATATAAAACAAAAACCACCTCTTATGGTGAAAATGGGTCAAATTCTCCTTGGAAACCATTAGATGATATGTATAGTACTAAAGAACAAAAATCAATATTCTTTAATATGTATAATGATCAAGGTAAAAGTTGTGCTTTAAGCGGTCTTCCATTTGCTATGTTACAAAGTTATAAAACAGAATATTCATTTACTTGTCCATCAGTAGATAGAATTACTTCAAAAGATGAACAAGGAAATAAAACTAAACATTCTAAAGAAAATGTTCACTTGATTTGGTCTATGTTTAATAGGGCTAAATTAGATTTGAATTTAGATTCTTTTAATCATATAATGCGAAAAAGATTTCCAAAATGGGAAATAGGGTATCAAGATGTAGAAGTAATATATCCAGAAAATCACGAAAATAATTGGTTGGAAAATTACATATGTAAAGATGAAGAGTTTATGATAAAAGAATTTACTGAAAAGTTTGATAAATTTGAAAATTGGGTAAGAGATAACAAGAGGAAACCAGTACCCGACTCTGAAAATGGTGAGGAAAAAACTTTAGCGAAGTGGTGGAACAAAATTAATAGACCTTCTGGAAATGGCCGCAATCATATCTCATCAGAATGTAATAAAATATGGTTAGAATTCAAAAAAACAGATTTATATGATATGTATCTAAAGACAAACGAAGAAAAAGTTCAAGAAATAGTTGATAAGTTAAAGGAGTTTTTAGAAAAAAATCATCGATTTCCTTCTTGTTGTGGAATGGCTCTAACTAAAGAACGTGATTTGGCTACTAAATATCAAGGAATAAAGGTAAATTTGAGTAGAGAAGATTCAAATATGAACCCACATTACAAGATTTTAAGAGATTTTATGAAAACAGATATTTACCAAAAATATATAAATACTGGTAAAAAGGGTACATATTATCACAAAGACCAAAAGCGATTAAAAGAACAATGCGATTTATTAATGAAAATAGGCGACGGTAAAGTTTATAGAAAAACATTCGATGAAGCAAAGAAACTTGGGTTAACAAAAACAAATCTATTTCAAAGACATAAATATAAAATATTTGATACAGTTGATAATGTTAAAAAATATGCCAAAGAAAATAATATAGAATTACCTCATATAAAAGCGATGAAACAAATTCGGGGTACACCAATTAACGTTGTATTAGAAAACGATAAAATTTATCATAAATAAACTTTTTAATTAAAACATTTATCATTAAAAAAGTTTGTAAATAATAATGGAACACGTCCTATTTAATTTTATCTATGATATTCATTATATTTATCATTAAATTTTTTGTATAACTCATCAAAATCATCTATATTTATACCAAATCTGTTTACCAATTCGTTATTAATATCTTTAATAATTGTTTCATTAATTTTTTTTTGTTTAAATCTACGACAATCGCCCTCAGCAACTTCCTCAGTAAATTTTTTATATATTTCGCTGATATGATTCATATATGCTCTTATAGGTACGTTTCTGCAATCACCTACATTAGAGGGATGTCTAACTATCTTGTCTGTTGAATAACCTACTAGACCATTTTGTTCTCTCCTAACATTAGGTATTGTTGGCAAAGGAATACTTGTAATGTTGAAATTTAAATTTGTTATAAATATTTTTAATAAATCATAAACTAATGTTGTATCTGTCAAGTAATTGTCTTGCCTTTTATTTTGTTCATCGTCAAATTCAGACCGTATATTTTTTATCTTATCTTCTGTATTAGTAATATTATCTTTCAATAAATTAACTACTTCTTTCCGAGTTATATACAATTCTTTATTTTTTTCCTGATATTTTTCCAATCGATTATGAGATATTTGAAGTGTTTTATATTGTTTATTTAAATTCTCGTAAAGATTATATAGTTTATTATATGAAACTTGTATCTCGCAAATTTCTTCTGTCAAAATATTAATTGTTGTATTACTATTGTTGTTATTAAATAAAGCTAGTAACTTGGTTATTTTATCATATATTACTTTAATAGATGTTATCACAATATTTAAATATGTTTTATATGAAATTAATATTATATATGCTATAAGTAATATAATTATTTTACTATTTATATTACTATAAAAGTTGTTATCATTTTTATCTGTATCATAATACTGCGTAATTATTTTTGTTTCATCCATAGTTATTTATTAGCCTTTAATCATTAAAAAAATATGCTATAAATGTTTCAATTTTTTATACCTATCTATTAAATATTATATTTAAAATACTCTTTAAAGCGTGGATCATTAATAAACTCTTCCCACAAAGCTCTAAATTCTGGTTCATTCCAAACATCATATTTTTTGTTTTTGTAATTTCGATTGTGATTTCTTAAAAAGTTCCCCGACCGTTTTTCTTCTGCATCTTCTGATCCCCATTGATTCGGTAATTTATTATTTTTAAGAATAAACTCTTTGAGTTTTTGCAATTTATATTTCCAAATTTCCTCATATGTCATAAAACACTCGTTAAAGCGTTTATCATTAATAAAATCTTCCCATAACGCTTTACATTCAGGGTCTTTCCAAACTGTACTATTTTCTTTTTCGTTTCTGTAATTTTTATTTTGGTCATCTAACCAACATCCCAACCGTTTTTCTTCTATGTTTTCTTGTGTGTCTTCTGATACCCATTTTATTGGAAATGTACTATTTTTAATAATATATTCTTTGACTTTTTCAAGATAGTCTTTCCATTTTTCTTGGTCAGTTATTACTTCTGGATAATCCATATTATTTATAATTAAAAAAAGATTTTTAAATTATTTTCTTTCAATTTATATCTCAATAAACTTTTTAATTAAAACATTTATCATTAAAAAAGCATTAAAAAATTATTTTTTCCCCCTTAACGCTTATTTAATTAATCTCATCATTCTTTGTATAGAAAGATAAGTTATTGTATCATCCTCAGGTAATCCATATTTCCTCATTTCCATTTTCCTTATTTCTAAGATATCCTCCTTTGTTAGAGACGATATCTTCTTCTTATACTCATTATAATTTTTTATTTTATTCAATTTTGCTTGTTTTATTTCACATAAAATTAACGCCGCATCTCCTACGGTTATGTTATTATTTTTAGTATCTCTTTTTAAATTATCCACAAATATCTCTGGGCTTTCTGTTGCATACTCCCCTAATTGTTTTACCATATCGCTTACTCCACTGCTCATTTCTCCAAGAGTTTTCCAATCATTTATTTCTACCTTTGTTTTTGTAGGTATGCTATATGTTAGAGAACGAATTAAATGTGTTGCGATATATTTACCATGTCCTTTAAGCCCTTGTGCTATATTTGTTAATTTCGTAAAATCATACTGTTTATTCCAATGCTCCTCCAAGTTTTTTGCTGTTAAACATAAATTATCCCAATTATCTACAACTGCTATACAAGATTTTTCTAATGTATTAAGTTTTATAAATGATGGTCTAAATGAGTCATTTTCATATATATCCAACTTTGTTAAACGTTTTTTATCATCTAAACCTATCAAACTTTTAATTAATATATCTTTTAAATTACTTTCTGGGGTTTCTCTTGAAAATCTGATATAATTATCATAAAAATACTTCATCCTTGATGGTGTCCAAACATGATGTAAAATAATATAAAATATAAATCTATAGTTTTTTATATTATTATCTATATCAACCCTTTTATTTACTAATTCACAATAATAACGTAGATAATATATATCTCCTACCGACCACATAGTCCTGCTTAAAATTTTATTTTGTATTACATTAACACAAACATCGTATAAATCCTTTCCATATAATTGAGTATCATCAGTAATCATATTAATTAATTATTTTAATTATTTTAATTATTTTAATTAATTATATTCAATTTTAGATAAATAATAATTAACTGTGGAAAATTTATAGTCTTCGCTTTTGTGCGATGCTATTTAAATTATGATTAAATAAAAAATTGAAATAAAAATAAGTAAAAATTGAAATAAAAATAAGTAAAAATAGAAATAAAAATAAGTAAAAATTGAAATAAAAATAAGTAAAAATAGAAATAAAAATAAGTAAAAATATAATACAATACAACATCTCAACACAATGGAACATTCAAAACCCACGCCAATTGAACGAGATTTCAAAAATATAAGGGAAGTTAGACAAAATAATAACAATACAATTGTATATGAATGTTTACGAGAAGGTGATTTAAAAAAACTTAATAAAAATATTAACGAAAAAGAATACAAAAGAACTCTTGAAGATTTAGAACTTACAGAAGAAGACTTTGTATCAAAATGTAAAGATGATAATTTGTTTGCTAAATTAGCTTCCAGAAG